CCAAACACTTACATTGGAAGTCAATTAGGTGCAGGTAGAAGAGGCATAACTTTAGCATCAATAATAACAACAGCCAATAGAATTAAAAATGCAAAAAAATTATCTAAAGAAGGATTACGTCAAGAAGGTTTTAATATATTAACAGGTGCTATTGGACGTATAGGTGGCACAGCAGATAGTTCGTACGGAGTACCAAATACATTTATAGGTAGAAGTGCAACTAACATTGGAAAAGGTTTAAAGAAAGCAGTAACATTCGCAAAGAAGAGAGTTTAACACATGACAAGTTTACCAAAACAAACTAATGATAGTTCAGCACCAGTAAAAGATTTCTTCGACAATTACTTCAATGAGCCTTTAAGTTTTCCATCTAATGACGTTGATGCGGTAGTAGGATTTTTTGAATCTAGAGGTTTTGAAAAAACTTCAAGTATTAACACAGCGGCAGTAGTTTTAAAACAAGCAAAAATAGACAACATAAAAGTTTTTGAATTACTTGATAGTCTAAAAGGTTTAGACAAAGTACAATTAAGTTACATAGTCACTGAAGTTTTAAACAACAGTAGATCATTAACATCATCTCTTGGTTATAAAGTAGAATCACCTACAAACTTATCTGAAAAAAGAAACATAATGGTATAAGCCATGGGGAAGTTTGCATCAGGTAGATTCAGTATGAAAAACCCTGACAAATATGTTGGCGGTAGAACTCCTTTGTATAGAAGCAGTTGGGAGTTTGCATTTATGAAATTTTGTGATGAAAGTCCTAGCATTAACAAATGGGCAAGTGAATCAATTAAAATTCCGTATAGACATCCTTTTACAGGACAATACACAATTTATATTCCTGATTTTTTTATTGCATATGTTGATAAAAACGGAAGACCACACGCAGAAGTAATAGAAATAAAACCTGAAAATCAAACTTTAGTTGAAAAAGCAAAAGGAAGAATGAATCAAGGTCAACTTATTGTAAACAAAGCAAAATGGCAAAGTGCTCAAGCATGGTGTAAGAATAAAGGATTACGTTTTAGAATAGTAAACGAAAAAGATTTATTTCATCAAGGCAAAAGAAGGTAATGAGTGCCAAAAAAATTCGTGAATGGGCCTGGCCTTACATTAAAAATTTCAGAACATACATAGACATAGGAGCATTGGACGGAGATACAGCAAAACCCTTTGTCGATAACTTTGAAAAAATTATTGCCTTTGAACCTAATCCAGAAGTTTTTAAAATGATTCCAGAATCTATAGAAAAATACAATGTTGGTCTGGGTGATCAAACGGAAACACGAAATCTTATTCTACCTGATAATGGCTTGAATCTTGCCGCTCATGGCAGTGTAACTAGGTATGGAAAAGGTGTAAAAACTTTTGCTGTTGATATTAAAACTTTAGACAGTTACAATTTTACAAATATTGACTTTGTAAAGATAGATGTTGAACACTTTGAATTACAGGTATGCAAAGGAGCGGAAAATACGTTTAAAAGGTGTATGCCTACAGTGATGTTTGAAAACAAACGCAACGAAGCCAGCGATTGTACACACTTTTTAGAGAGTCTTGGCTACCAGACCAAAATGTTCAAGTCAGATACAGTGGCGTATAGATAAATACGTATATTATGAAAAGACTAGATATAAGCGATCAAACTGCAATCAGTATGCCAATGAAAAACTTGATAGCCATTGTGTCAGCAGTGGCAGTTGGTGTATGGGCATATTTTGGTGTTATTGAAAGACTGAACAAGTTAGAAACGCAAACAGTTTTAATAGAAAAAGACGTGACTGCTGAAGATGAGAGACTACACAACGAAGTTAAACAAAATACAGAGTTTAGAATAAAATATCCAAGAGGTGAATTAGGTCAAAGTTCACAGGATATTGAACAATTCATGTTGATTGAGGATCTTTATAAATCAGTGGACAGAATGCAACAGCATCTAGATGACATGGCTAACAATAAAATTAATATTGAGTTCTTAACAAAACAATTAGAAAAGGCTCAAGAAAATATTGAAAAGTTAAAAGATGCTGACAGAGAAATTGTTTACAAAAACGGTAACGGTCATTAATGTTTGAGATGTTTGCAATCATCTGTTTTGCAACAGTATTAGATTGTAAAACAATGTACGAAGACCCGCCAAGAACATTTGAAACAAAAGAAGAATGTTTAGCGGCGGCTGTTGTTAAAGAAGCAACAACAAGAGAACAGTTAACAGATGAAGAAGGTTTTTTGATTGTTGAACATTTAGAAGTGGGTTGTGAAAGGAACGAAACGATATGATAGAATCAGTTGTAGCCTTATTAATGTTTGTAAACGGTGAGATTAAAGAACATCGTATCCAAGAAAACATGGCAAAATGCCTTAGAGGTAAAAGACAGGCAGAGAGACAATACAGTGCAAGTGTAAAATATCAATGTTGGAAAGGCGAAGCCGAAACAGAGATATACATGGGCGAGAAATCAATCAAAGCGATTATATTAAAATAATGGACAAAATTGTTTTTTGGATAATAGTAATTGGTATATCAGCCTATCTTGGCATATACGTTTGGTAACAACCAATAAATATTTCCATCACAGTTATGACAAAAAAATTAGAAGAATTATTAAATTTGCCTGAATCTCAGGAAATAGTGCAAGAAGAACAAGCAAAGTCAGAAGCACAAGAAAAACAACAAGAACAAAAAGCCAAATCAATACAAGCACAAAAAGACACAATGCGTGATATTGCTGAGTTTGACAAGATTGCGGCGGCATTGCCTAAGGTAGATGGACTGGGTGAAATGGGCGATACAGAATTAGACGATATTTCAAATAGAGCCAGCACTGCATATGAAGATTTAATGGATTTAGGTATGAACGTAGAAAGCAGATACTCTGCACGTATATTTGAGGTTGCAGGGCAGATGCTTAAGACTAATTTAGAGGCTAAAACTGCAAAATTGGACAAGAAACTTAAAATGGTTGAATTACAACTAAAAAAGCAGAAACAAGACCAAAAATCGGGCGATGCGGACAGTAATGTGATATCTGGTGAGGGATATGTGGTTTCAGATCGCAATAGTTTAATCGAGAAACTTAAAAACCTGGATAAATATAACAAAGACGGGAACAATGACAAAGATGACAAGTAGATTACAACAAATATTAACTGAAAGCAAAAAAACATACCCATTTAAAATAGGTATAGCAGGTGAGGTATCTAAAGAAACTGTAGATGCTATGGAGTCAGCATTGGCTAAATTTGTTGTTGAAAAAATAAGTGCTGGTAAAAAGACACCTATTACAAAAAGACCATTGGATTTTCCTGCATTAGAAAACATGGAAGTTACATATTATGATGTTGAATTGGGTTATCCAACAACAGCATACGGATTACAACAATACATTAAAAATTGTTGTGGTATACAAGAGAGTCATTTGATTGTAAGAAATCCAAATGAACCACAAGAAGAATATCAAGAAGAAAAATCAGATGCTCCATATGAAGCAAAATTAAATTCAGCATATGAAGACAGCAAAGACGAACAAAAAAGTGGTGGCAATAGTAGAGTAATGGATTTACTTAAAGAACTTGAAAAAGAGAGAAAAGAAAGATCGGCTCCAGATGCAATAGGAGAAATTAAAGCACCAAAAGACGGTGGCGCAACATCTAAAGTAGATGATGGCAATAAAACTTCACCTATCTCTGGCAAGACGAAAGGTAAATAATTATATGGACATAAGAGATTTTTTAAAAAAAGTAGATAGTATTCAAAACAAAGAGCAGATGAAAGAAGACGTGAAAAGAATACACGTTAAAGAAGCATCGCAAGTTATGTTATATGGTGACACACCAGAAGACATGAATGCTATTGCACAGATTTTTAAAAATGCAGGAGTAACTCCTCCAGCGCCAGTTGAAGGGCCTAAGCCAGAAGCAGAAGAAGTTTCAGCAACTGAAGAAGTTCCAGGCAAAGCAACAACAACTCCTAATCCAACATACAAAGACACGAAGTACATGACAAAAGATTTGTCAGGCGGTGCAAACGGTCCTAAAAAAATGTACAAAAAAGAATATCCTGGAGACAATCCAATGGCAGTAGAACAAGAAGATGCAACACCTTCAATAAAAGAAGAACTACAAAAAGCCTACCAGGACTTTAAAAAAAAAGACTAGAACGTAAACTTACCAAACCAGAAAAGAAAAAAGCAGACTTCTACAAGAAAAAGTTTGACAAAAAAGGTCTGAAAAAAGACTTTAAGAAACGTTATGGCAAAGACGCCGATGCTGTAATGTATGGTACCATTAATAAAATGGCAAAGAAGAACGCTTAATCACAAATAATTTACACCCCCCTTTTACCCTATAAGTACATTATATGACTGAAGTAAATGCAGAAATAATCAAGCCGTTTGGGCCATCAATATTGAAAGTCAAAATACCAAAACAAATTGTTGATGATCTTAATCAATATGTAGACAATACTATTGCAGATAAAACAAAAGCAAATCAATTAGATTATGGCAACCAACTTATAGGTGACGTTACACAGGAATTTAAACTAGAAGAAGATTTTATGAAACAGGTAGGTTGGCTTGGATTTCTTGGAAATTGTACATCAAATTGGATACAAAATGTGACTGGAAATAAAATAAAAAATTTTTCTATCATGGACTCATGGATTGTTAGACAATTTAAAAATGAATACAATCCAATACATTATCACACAGGACACATATCAGGAGCAGGTTTTTTAAAAGTACCAACATCCTTAGGTACTCACGTGCAAGGAAAAGAAAAGGAAGAAAAAGATTATTTTGGAGGAACATTAAATTTAGTTCATGGTCAAAAGTCCTTTTTGTCTGAATCAGTGTTTTCAATTAAACCTGAAGTAGGAGATTTTTATTTTTTTCCACACTATTTGATGCACACTGTATATCCATTTAAGGATACCTCTGAAGAAAGAAGATCGATCTCTTTCAATGCTGTCGTAGATAAAGAAATTTTTGAAATGCTTTAAAAAGCAAGATAAGTACAATATATGAGTAATAAAAGTTTAGACGGTGTATTAACTAAAAAAGCACACCAACGTGAAAGATTTACAGAGGAGCAGATAGCGGACCTTGCCTCTTGTTCAGATCCTAAAACAGGATTTGAATACTTTGCAAGAAAGTTTTTCTTTATTCAACACCCTGTTGAAGGCAAAATGTTATTCAAAGCATTTGAATATCAAAAAAATTTATTATACAGTTATCATAATCATAGATTCAACATCAATATGTTACCTAGACAAAGTGGTAAGACAACCACTGCGGCTTGTTACCTATTATGGTTTGCTATGTTCCATCCTGATCAAACTATATTAATTGCGGCACACAAATACACAGGTGCACAAGAAATTATGCAACGTATAAGATACGGTTATGAACTTTGTCCTGACTTTGTACGAGCAGGTGTTGTAAACTACAACAAAGGATCAATGGAATTTGAAAACGGCTCACGTATTGTAAGTGCAACCACAACTGGAAATACAGGTAGAGGTATGTCGATATCTTTACTATACTGTGATGAGTTTGCGTTTGTTAATCCAGGAATAGCACAGGAGTTTTGGACTTCGATTTCACCTACACTTGCAACAGGTGGTAGAGCAATTATTACATCTACACCTAACTCTGATGAAGATGTATTTGCAACAATATGGAGAGAAAGTCAAAACAAATTTGATGAACATGGTAATGAACAAGAATTAGGTATAAATGGCTTTCATGGTTTTACTGCCGCTTGGGACGAACATCCTGATCGAGATGAAGAATGGAAGAAACAAGAACTTGGACGTATAGGCGAAGAAAGATTTAGACGTGAGTATGGTTGTGAGTTTTTAGTATTTGACGAAACATTAGTAAACAGTATGGTACTTTCAACTTTAGAAGGTATCGAACCGCAACTTAACATGGGACAAACTAGATGGTATAAAAAAATGGATCCACAAAAAACGTATGTGGTTGCCTTAGACCCTGCTATGGGTACTGGTGGTGACAATGCCGCAATTGAAGTTTTAGAATTGCCTACATTTGAACAAGTTGCTGAATGGAAACATAACACAACACCTGTCCCACAGCAAGTAAGAATACTTAAAGATATTTGCAATCACATAAAAGATGAAACAAAAAGTTCAGGTTCAAACATTTATTGGAGTGTTGAGAACAACACTATTGGAGAGTCAGCACTGTTAGTAATAAACGACTTTGGTGAAGACCAAATACCAGGAATGTTCGTAAGTGAACCAATTAGAAAAGGTCACATTAGAAAGTTTAGAAAAGGGTTTAACACCACACACAAAACAAAAATTAGTGCCTGTTCAAGACTCAAAAATATGATTGAAAAAGGCAAGTTAAAAATATACAGCAAACCACTCATAAGTGAATTGAAAGCATTTGTGGCATCAGGTTCATCATACAAAGCCAAATCAGGAGAACATGATGATCTAGTGAGTGCTATGCTGTTGGCAATGCGTATAATTGCTGTATTAAAGGATTGGGATCCTAAAGTGTACACATCATTCAGTCAAGCAGACGAAGACACTGCTGACAAGGTAATGCCAATGCCTATCTTTGTGAGCCATTAACAGATAAATACCTTATATGAACCTTAGTATTATAGCAAAAGACCTTTTTAATAAGATCAGAGGACAATTTCCTTCGGTACAGTTAGGTGATTCTCAGGGCACAATTACTAAAAAACCCGAGGATGCAAGGTTTTTTGACTTCGATTTTAACAGTGGTGGAAACACGCTTGGAAAGGTAAGTATTAGTATAAGTGAAGATGAAGGTCTTGTAATATTGCATAACAAAGACTTCACAGAAGGCACAGACGAGGCAGTAAAAAATGATTGGTACAGTTTTTTAAAAGAAATGGGCCAATTTGCAAAAGCAAGAGTGCTTGGGTTTGATACTAGAGATATTACAAAAAGCAATCTTGAAAAAAGAGATTACGAATTTTTAGGACAAGAAAAAGAGGTAGCACAGGTGAGTGAATCAAATTTATACGGAACAACAAAAACAAGTTTTCAATCTGTAGGTGAAGCACGTTTAGTTATTAAGCATTCAGCACCAGTAGACCAAACAGTTGCAGGTGGCAGATCTCACAAAATAGAATCTATCTTTATTGAATCAAGTGCAGGCGAAAGATTCAAATATCCAATTAAACATTTAAATGGTGCAAGAGCGATGGCACGTCACGTGTCGGAAGGTGGAAATCCATTTGATTCATTTGGCAAACACATAGTTGGTTTATCAGAAGAATTAAGCAAATTAAGATCATTCAAAACTTATATGAACAGATCCAATGTAATGGCAGAAGGTTTAAAAGAATATCAATCAATTGTGGATGAAAGAATTGAAACAATCAAAACTGAATGTCAAAAATTACAAAGAGCAACTGCTTACAAAGAAACATTTGAAAATTTCCAAGAGTCAACATTAGAAGAAGTTCCAGAAGATATCAAAAAGAATTGGATAGACGAATTAACAATCAAAACATTCAAAGAAGAATTACAAGATGTATTTCCATACATCTACAAATTAATTTCAGAAAAAACTGCTGTACAATCACTAGACCCAGAATCTTTTGAAGCACATGGCTATCAAGGTGGAACTGAACCTAGAAAATATGAATATGATTTAGCAGGAGACTATGAACCTGAAAAAGCAGTAACAGATAAAGATGCAATGGATGTAAAAGAACTGTTAAACAAAGCAGGCATAGAAGCAGATGTACAACCAAACGAAATGCGTTATCAAGGAATTGTGATTCACACAGATGCTCCAAGAGATGCAGTAGAAAAAGTTTTAGGTGGCATGATAGAAACTTTGAACACATCAGATTCATTTAATGAATTCGAAGATGCAATGGAATCTATCATTTCAGATGACAATGAATTATTTTCAAATAATCCAGAAGAAAAAGATCAAGCAATTAAAAGATTAAATGCATTAATGGCTAAACATTTTCCTGTAGGTGTTAACGGAACGAACGGTATTGAAAGTCTAGCAGGTATAATTGATGATGAAGAATTTAATGATTCTATTAGAAATGCAAGTAAAGAAAACAGCGATGCTTGTTTACGTCCAATGATTATGGATTATGTGATGAAAAGAGATCCTCAAGTAGCAACAAAATTAGACACAGGTGACATGAACAATGAGCCTAAAGAAGAAGAGGACGAAGCGATTACATTCGAAGATATTAAACCTTATGTTTCAATGTACAAAGGTGACGATGGCAAGATGGTGTTTGATGTATTGGGCAAAGACGGTGAGTCAGTAGAAAAATTTGGTGATGCCAAAGCGGCAATGGCATATTTGAAAAAGAATTTTGACAAATTAAGATACGGTTCAAAAGAAAAAGAAGCAATGGTAGATCCAGAAGGCAATGCACAGTATGGCGATGAGTCAAAAGAGATAGCACTTGATCAATGGAATAATATGTCTAAAGAAGAAAAAGAACAATATGGAAGTTTTGGTGAATATTTAAAATCAGATGACTTCCAAGCACATCTTGATCATTTAAGAAGCAAATTTGAAAAAGACGAAGAACCAAAACCAGAAACACCAAATGCATCTGAAGAAGATGTACAAGAGTTTGTAAAAAGTTTCTATGACTATACAAACAACCAATTTCCAAAAGGTGAAACAGCAGTTATCACAGCAGTAGAAAAGAAATATGGTGACGCTCAAATCAAAACAGCACAGGAAGCCATTGCTAGATTGATGGCTGACAAAGATCCTAAAATGAGCAGAATTAAAAAATTGGCAGGCGTCCAGCAATAAACTTTACCATTTCCGATTGACTAAATAGTAATATTAGTATATATTTGACAATATGTTTGTCTTGTGCTATACTAATATAAACAGGCACATAATAATAACAGGCAATATAGGAGGCTAAACATTATGGCAACACTACAAGAGATAAGAGCGAAACTGAAAGAACAAGAAACAAAGTCAGGTGGCTCTTCAAGAACAGGCGGAGACAACGCCATTTACCCATTTTGGAATCTAAAAGAAGGAGAACAGGCAACTGTTCGTTTCTTGCCAGATGGCGATAAAGAAAACACTTTTTTCTGGAAAGAGAGATTGATGATCAAACTTCCTTTCGCAGGAGTAAAAGGTGATACTGATTCAAGACCAACGACAGTACAAGTACCATGTATGGAAATGTATGGTGAAACTTGTCCAATACTTTCTGAAGTAAGAGGTTGGTTCAAGGATCCTAAATTAGAGGACATGGGAAGAAAATATTGGAAGAAAAGAAGTTATATCTTCCAAGGTTTTGTGAAAGATGATCCACTAAACGAAGAAAACACTCCAGAGAATCCAGTAAGAAGATTCATAATTGGTCCACAAATATTCCAAATAATTAAAGGAGCATTGATGGATCCAGATATGGAAGATCTTCCAACAGACTCAACAAACGGTGTTGACTTCAGAATAATCAAAACATCAAAAGGTGGTTATGCTGATTATTCAACATCAACATGGTCAAGAAAATCAAGACCTTTAACTGAAGAAGAAAATAAAGCGATTGAATCCAACGGTCTATTCGACTTAAATGGTTTCCTTCCTAAAAAACCTTCTGAAGTAGATGTTAAGGTAATGAAAGAGATGTTTGAGGCATCAGTTGACGGTGAAGCATATGATCAAGAAAAGTTTGGTTCATATTTTAGACCGGCAGGTGCTAGTTCAAGAACAGGAGATCCAGTTACTCCAAAAGCAGAAACACCTGCTCCGGCAGTAAAAGCGGAACCAGTTGCTGAAACTAAAACTCAAGAAGCACCAAAGCCTGCTACAGATGATAATAAATCAGGTAGTAAAGCAGAGGACATCTTGGCAATGATAAGAGCAAGACAACAAAAATAAAGAAGTATACTGTGGGGAGGCAACTCCCCACGTAACTTAAAGGGAAAATATTATGGTAAAGGCATTCGACGTAAGCAAATTTAGAAAAAGTTTAACAAAATCCATTACAGGTATGAGTTCAGGATTTCATGATCCAACTGATTGGATTTCAACAGGAAATTACGCACTTAACTATCTAGTAAGTGGAGATTTTAACAAAGGTATTCCATTAGGAAAAGTCACTGTGTTCGCAGGCGAGTCCGGTTCAGGTAAATCTTATATCTGTGCAGGTAACATTGTAAAAGCCGCACAGGATCAAGGTATATTTGTTGTACTAATCGATTCTGAAAACGCATTAGACGAACAATGGTTAACAGCATTAGATGTTGATACAGATGAGAAAAAATTATTAAAACTTAATATGTCTATGATAGATGATGTTGCGAAAACAGTATCAACTTTCATGCAAGACTATAAGGCAATGGCAGAAGAAGAAAGACCAAAAGTATTATTTGTTATTGATTCTTTAGGTATGTTATTAACTCCAACAGACGTTGATCAGTTTACAAAAGGTGATATGAAAGGTGACATGGGTAGAAAACCCAAGGCACTTACGGCACTTGTTAGAAACACAGTTAATATGTTTGGTAGTCACAATGTAGGACTTGTTGCTACAAATCACACATATGCATCACAAGATATGTTTGATCCAGATGATAAAATATCAGGTGGTCAAGGTTTTATCTATGCAAGTTCAATTGTGGTTGCAATGCGTAAATTAAAATTAAAAGAAGATGAAGAAGGAAACAAAACAACTGATGTAAAAGGTATAAGAGCGGCTTGTAAAGTAATGAAAACAAGATATGCAAAACCTTTTGAAGGTGTACAAGTTAAGATTCCATATGAAACTGGAATGAACCCTTACTCAGGACTTGTAGATTTGTTTGAGAAAAAAGGCATCTTAACTAAAGACGGTAACAGACTTAAATATGTTGATTCCAAAGGAACAGAAGTTAAAGAATATAGAAGAGTTTGGGAATCAGGTGGAGAACTATTAGATAATATAATGAAAGATTTTACTAATTTAGTACCCGAAGAAGATAAAGAAACTGTAAAAGAAGAGGAATAAGATGTTATCTGGAAGTCAAGTTGTGGAACTATGGACATTTTTTAAAGAGTACATAGATAAAAAACAACCAATGGAAGTTATTGCAGAAAAATTTGTAGACTTATTAGTGGATCACGGAGCAGAAGATGATGATTTAAAAGATGCTCTGGGTGCCGACGATGATTTAGACAAAGCAATTACATACTGTTTAGAAATTGGAAACTCCGAAGAAGAGGACTATTAATGTCAGGATGGTATCAAAAAATAGCCAAAGACATCAGTGCTATTCCTGATGCTATTAAACATTATGAAGACGAGTTACAACAAGCACGTTACGAAATAAAAATAAAAGGCAATGTTGAGAAAGCATCAGCAAATATGCCTGGTATTGTAGAACAAAGATTCAACCAACTGCAAGAAATTGAAGCAATATTGCAATACATGAACATAGAATTACGTAGACTACGTTCAAAACATTTCAAAAAGTATTTAGAAAATTACCAAAGAGCACTATCCAGCAGAGACGTTGAAAAATATGTTGACGGTGAAGATGATGTAGTTGATTATGAAAAAATAATCAACGAATTTGCATTGTTAAGAAATAAATGGCTAGGAATTACAAAAGGACTAGACCAAAAACAATGGCAAATCACAAACATTGTCAAACTGAGAGTTGCTGGAATGGAAGACGCTTCTATATAAAGCACACCAAAAATACTTTCCAATAAATATTCAAAATATGTCTTTAAAGATTCCAACATACGTCATAACCATGATGGGCGAACCATTCAGTGAAGCAATAGCACAAGATACTTTAGAATCACTCGGTAAATTTGGTGAACAAGGTCAAAAATTTCCTGCAACTTACGGAGATAGTGTAGACACACATTGGAAAGAACATGATTTAAAGCGATTCAAGATTGGGCAAAAATTTAAAACATTAAATCAAGGATTGATTGGATGTCTACTATCTCATTTGCGGTTATGGAAATTATGTAGAGAACAAAATGAACCATTTTTAATACTAGAACACGATGCCGTGCAACTTCGTGATATACCAGAATATTTTTTAAGTAAATTTGAAGATGTATTACATCTTGATAGATATAGCAGGCTTGTTGCAGATTACAATGCACATTGTTTAAGTAATCGAGGTGAAGGAATACATAATCATTGTGACAGAGTTCCGGATTTGTCTGGCACAGAATTACTTAACAAAACAAGTATAAAAGGCAGTCACAGTTACATAATAACACCAATAGGTGCAAATAAAATGATTGATTATGTGTGGGCCAAGGGAGCATTAAGTCCGGATGTTGCACTAAATTCAGTTGCTGTAAACTTGAAATACACAGATACCAGTTATTTTAGAATCAATGAAAAATACTGGGTCAATAGAAAAGGAAGAAGTGCAAATAGTTTTTGTAGACCAAAAAAATATAAGAAAGACCAATTGAAATATTACTAATGATATTCGACAAACAAATAATACAAGGTGACAAACCTGAAAACAAACAATGCATAATTTATTATAGTTGTGACCCACAATACTGGGCAGAGCACGGGCAATATCTAGCAAGAAGCACATTATATTACAATGGCAAACAAAGTCATATTCACGTACACATGATTTATGAAGAAGGCCAAGAACATTCCATGAAACATTTAATAAAAAATCCAAGTATTACATATACATTTGAAAGACACCCGAAAGATTTTTATGATCAGTTTGAATTGAACAAACAACATCCTGTTTTTGCTAGAGGTCCTGAAATTTGTCAAACAAAAAACGATTACGACTTAAAAAGAAAAATTTATCTGTCAAGTGCAAGATTTATGCTAATGAATAAACTGTTTGATCACTATCAACACGTGTTACAAATAGACGCAGACGGAATTTGCCGTAATACTTTCGCGATACATGACTTTAAAAGAATTACACGCCAACCTTGTGCTATGAGGAAGCCAAAAGACCCATCAGTTTACATTGCTAGTTGTATTTCTCCAGGAATAGGTTCAGCAGGTAGTGAATTTAAAACTGAACTGTCAAATAAAATGATAGATGCATTTAAAAAACCTATATATTGGTTTATAGACCAACACGTATTAAAAGATATTTTAGATACAAGAAATTTTGAGTCAATTCCTTATCATTGGAACAGTTGGGGACTTAAATCTGGGGGCGAAGTGTTCAGTACAGCAAAAGGAAAAAAGAAATATGGACACAGATACAAAAATTTAAAGTACACCTGGTTCACTGACAAAGAAAAATTAAGATATCATAAAGAACGGAATAAAAATTATGGAAAATCCTAAAGGATACATCATTTACGTAAAAAATCATGAATATTCGGTGCAATGGGCCAATGAAGCATTGGCATCAGGTACTACATTAGGTTGGAATCTTGAACTGTATGAAGGTATAGATGGCACTAAACAAAGCCTTGATGACTTTGGCGTAAAAATTTATCAAGGAAGTAAAAAATGTGCTCGTTTATTGTCTAGACCAGGAACACAAGGTTGTTTTTTAAGTCAATACCATTTATGGAAACAATGTGCAGAGCGTAAAGACAATATATGTATTTTTGAACATGATGTTTTGTTTAAAAAACATTTTTCAATAGATAAAAATTTTAAAGATGTTATAAAGTTCGAAGGATTCCGTCCATCAAAGCCTATGAATGTTGGACAATGGTGGGAAGGTGCAAGAGCCTACGGTATTACACCAGCCGGAGCAAAAAAAATTGTTAGTTGGATAGACAAAAATGGAGCGATGCCGGCAGATTGGTGTTTGAACAACGGCATTTGTAATGTGGACTTTGACTTGGATAACAAAGTTACATTTTCTAAGAAAGATTTTAGTTTTACAAAGGATTATAAATGAAAAAATTAATATTTCAAGTTAGTGTGGGTAAACCAAGTAAACTTTATACCACTTGTATTAACAGTGTAGCAGAATATTGTAAAAAATATAGTATAGATCACATTGTTCTGACTGAACCTAAATTAAAAATACGACCTGATATGGAAAGAACAGGTAGGAGTAAAGAAGCCGTTGAAAGACTGGGGTATATGCCAATTTATGAAAAAGAAAATGCATTTGAATACTTTGATAGATATGACCAGATAGCAATAGTTGACAGTGACATCTATATTAAATCTAATGCTCCTGACATTTTCTTAGACTTGCCGTTGGAATACGATTTTGGCGGTGTGGCTGAAAGAGAATTGCCATTAAACCACAAATACAAAAACAAAATTACGAAATATTCAAGAAGTGCTTTTACTAATTTAAAAGATGTTGACTGGAAATGGAACCACTTAGGTGCTGAATTTTATAATATGGGATTGATGGTAATGAATAAATCATTTGCGAAATACCTCAAAGGTCAAACACCAAAAGAATTCATTTCAAGACCTGAATTTAAGAACTTTGTAGATGGAGTAGGTTTTTACAAGTGGAGTACAGATCAGATGTTGTTGAACTGGTGGGTGAAAAAAGAACAAATGAAAGTTAAAAATATGGACTGGCGTTGGAATTCATTATACACCGCAGTAGACAAACATAAACAAAATGAAAGTTACTTCGTTCACTTCTTTTTACGTGATAAATTACCACAACGTGGTGAAAACATAGAAGAAATATTGAAAAAAATATGAAACATTTAGTAATGAGAGCATACAGCACTATCAAAAAAAACTTCTTTTACGGAGCACCTGGTTTGGGAGATAGAATACATCATATCATGTTGTGTTACAATTACAGTCTAGTAGAAAATACACCTGTCACACTGCATTTAACAAAATACCAATGGAATAGACACAAGCCAGACAGTTGGCCTGAAATTATGTCACTGTTTCCAGAAGGAAAAGTTTTTATTGAAAAACATTTAGATCACGAACCTAAAGACAATAAATCCTTTTTAGAATTTGTTAAAAATATAGGATACAAAAATGCAGAAGAGCAAATTTACGATGATTTCCCTCAAAGATTTGAACCTAAAGAAGGAATTCATTGTTCCAAGTATCTTAAATTATTTCCTAATTTAACAGCAAAAGGGCAACAGGATTTAAGTTTGCCAAGTAATAATTTCATCACAGTGCAATTTGATTCTACTTCTAAGAACAGAATGATGAAGCAGAAAAATAGGCAACAAATACTTGCAAAATACAAAAATTATGAAAAAATTATTGTAGGTGGCGAATCGACAAATCCACTTTTGAAAAACAGTCTGGCGCATATCGCTTTTGCAATGTCACAAGCAAAGTTTCATGTAGGAGTTGATAGTGGTTTTTTACATATGTCACAACTTTATTTTGATCCTGAAAAAATACACATATATACTACGAGAGATCCAAGTAAATGGAGTCATCATTTACGTCGAGGGTACAATAACGGAATGAAAATAAATTTAAAGGAAGAAATTTTATGATGTTTGGAAAAAACCCAGGTACAGATCAAACATGGAAACGAATTCCAGCAGATAGTATTGGTGCAGAGTTAGGAGTATGGCAAGGAGATAGTGCTTTAAAATTTTTAAATCGAGCGAAACATATTCATTTAGTTGATGCTTGGGCACCTGAAGTATTTAAAGGATCAAATGAATTTGGTGGCTACCAAGCATACTTAGAACGCTATTCAAAACTTACAGGTGAAGCAACTACAGAAGGCTTCCAAAGATATTACGACAAGATATACGAAGGTGTAAAAAAGAGATTTACAGGCAAGCCTGTAACAATTCATCGTATGTCAACAGAACAATGGTTTAACACATTTGATCAAAAACTAGATTGGATATACGTAGATGCAAGTCATGGTTATGAAGGCTGTTTACACGATTTAACAAAAGCAGTTACTATGATTAAGCCGGGCGGAAAACTATTTGGTGATGACTATGGGCCTAAGAAACCTGGTGTAAAAGATGCTGTAAATCAGTTTATTAAAAACACAGGATACAAACTAAACAACTTCCATGACGATCAATTTGAGGTACAGTTATGAGTATTATGGAGCAATTATTTCGCAAGTATGGGTGCGAAAAGATTTGGCACAGTTACAGCGACTTGTACGAAGCAGATTTTGAACCTATGCGTAATGATCCTATTAATATATTAGAAGTAGGAACATTTAGAGGTGAAAGTATTAATGTATGGTTAGAATATTTTCCTAATGCCACAATTTACACTATTGATACGTTTGGTAGAGTTGCACCAGAAAACTTACCCATGCTTAAAAATTCTAGAGTAAGTTATGCGAAACTAGATAGCACTGCACCTGAATGTAACGAACATTTTAAAGCATTAGGACAAAAGTTTAATTTTATTATCGACGACGGACTTCATACTCCGGAAGGACAACAAAAAACTTTTGATAATCTTATAGAGTTTACAGACACTTACTATATTGAAGATGTATGGAACTTAGATAAAGTTGCCATGAGTCATCCTTGGATTAAAAGCCATTCAAACGATTTTACATCTAAAAAATGGAATACACTACTTGAATCAATAGGAAAATATAAAGTAACACATCACGATTGGCGTTCAAAGAAAAAGCAAGATAGTTATATCTTAAAAGTTGTAAAATGAAAGCATTCATAATAACATTAATGAATGACGCTTGGAGTTTGTCATATGCTGAACGTTGTTTGCAAAGTATTCAAGACACAGAAAGCGAGATTGAAGCAACACTCTTTAATGCCACAACTCCGGAAACAATTTTTCCTGTTGCGTGGACTTGGCCTACAGGTAAAAAAATTACTTGCCCAAAAACAAATTTATTTCTAAAACCTTACAAAACTTATGACAATCTCAAACGCATAGCCGCGGCACAAAGTCATTTTAGATTATGGCAAATGTGTGCGTCTATGAACCAACCTATTATGATATTAGAACATGATGCTATATTCACAAAAAAATTTACAGCACAGGAAACGTCTGCCATACTAGTAGGAGCATACAGTATAAATGATCCAAGAGGTGCCACGTTTAAAGCAAAAGATTACCATAATAATTTAGTTGATGGTTTTAATAAAGTGCCTTGGGTTGCACCTGAAAATATTCCGCAAGGTTTACCAGGACATAGCGCCTATGTAATTACACCCTGGGCGGCTAAAGACATAATTGAAAAACAAGATAGAATAGGATGGTGGCCAAACGATGCAATTATGTGTCGTCAATTATGTGAATGGTTGTATGTGTTTAAACCATATTTTACCAAAACACAAGGTATCAAATCTACTACATCAAAATAATTCGCCCAATAAATATTTTTAAACAAAGGAATCCTATATGAAAATATTAGTTACAGGTGATAAAGGTTTTATCGGTTCAGCCTTAGTAAAACGATTACAAACAGAGAAACATGAAGTAGTTGGTATTGACACAAAAGCAGAAGCCAATATTCTTACAGCAGATTTACCAGAAGTAGATTTAGTAATACATCTTGCAGGTATAGGTGGTGTTAGAGAATCTATGAATGATCCTAAAAAATATTGGGATAACAATGTGGAAGGCACAAAAAGAATACTTGCACATTATCAAAACACAAGAGTGATGTTTGCTAGTTCAAGTTCACAATACGATCCATGGAGAAATCCATATGCGGCTTCTAAGCACGTGATAGAATACATACCACATCCTAACGTGGTAGCAATGAGATTTCACACTGTTTATTCTGAAACACCAAGATTGAATATGTTCTTTGACAAACTGTTATCAAATCAATTAGAATATGTAACACCCCACACAAGAGACTTTATACACGTAAATGACGTTGTAGAAGCAATGATTGTTTTAATGGCAAGTGACTTCAAAGGACCAATCGATGTTGGAACAGGTGAAAGTGTAAGTGTAAAAGATATTGCACCTAACTTACCAGTGAGAGAAGGTATGCCTGGTGAAAGACCTGATACAAAAGCAGATATAACAAAAATGAAAGAACTAGGTTGGAAACCTACTATATCCGTTAAAGAGTTTTTAGCGAAACAAGGATATGAAAATAAACTGTAATGAAAGCAGGAAAAATTTGGGGCAAAACAGAATTAATTCATGCTAACGGTGTATTAGAATTTCATCGAATTGAATTCAAAGCAGGATTCAAATGTTCAGAACACAAACACAAATACAAATGGAATGGATTCTTTGTTGAGTCAGGCAAAATGATTGTAAGAGTGTGGCAAGACGCTGAACAACAAGGTCTTGTTGATGAAACAATTCTGAACGCAGGCGATTACACAACTGTGAAACCAGGAAAGTTTCACCAGTTTGAAGGATTAGAAGATGGCATTGCTTTCGAATTGTATTGGGCAGAATTTAATCATGATGATATTGAAAGACGAACAGTAGGCACAAAGTCATGAAAATTTATGTAGGATACGACACAAGAGAAGATATTGCTTATCAAGTGTGTGAACATTCGATTTACTCACACAGTGACTCAGCAGAAGTTATTCCTTTAAATCAAAATACTCTACGTCAAGACAAATGGTATTGGAGAGGTGAAGATAAACTTGCTTCTACAGAATTTACGTTTACTAGATTTTTAGTTCCAGCACTTGCAAATTATGAAGGATGGGCATTATTTTGTGATTCTGATATTGTATTTTTAAAAGATGTAAAAGAACTTTTTGACCAAGCAGACGACAAATATGCTGTGATGTGTGTGCAACATGATTATACTCCTAAGCCAGGAATAAAAATGGATGGACAAAAACAAACGCAGTATCCAAGAAAAAATTGGAGTTCTATGGTTTTATATAATTGTGGTCATCCTTCAAATGAAAAATTATCAGTAGATTTAGTTAACAATCCAAACTATGATGGAAAATATTTCCATAGATTCAGTTGGTTAAAAGACGAAGAGGTAGGCAAATTATCACATGAATGGAATTGGTTAGTGGGTTGGTATAAAGAACCAGAAGATGGAAAACCGTGTGCAATTCATTATACCGAAGGCGGTCCTTGGTTTAAAAATTATAGAAATTGCGAATATGGCGATGTATGGAAAAAATATCTTGCCGAAATGATGCAAAAATGATATGCACTATTATTGGGACAAAGACGATCCGATTCTTAAAGCGTGGGTACAAGGTATAGGTGCCGAATATCTTCCTTACGAAGAAATTTTAAAAACTCCAGTAACAAATCCAATAAGTTTTAGAAGTTTAGCAAAAAGAAAAGTTATATTTGAGTCTATAGGAAACAAAAGACCATTCTATTACATCGACACAGGATACGTAGGTAATTTAATAAAAAAGAAACATTGGCATAGAATTGTTAAAAATGATGTGCAACACACAAATATTTTTGATTGCCCAGATGATCGTTGGAAGAGAATAGCACAACAAAGCCAGGAACTAGACTTTGTAGAATGGCGAAGAGACCATAGCGGAAAAATTTTACTAGTAACACCTAGTGAAAAGCCTTGTAAATTTTATAACATAAACAGAGACGAATGGGTAAAAGAAACTGTTGCTGAACTAAAAAAGCATACAGACAAAGAAATTATAATTAGAGACAAAGGAAAGCGACATTCAAGAGTTGGACAAGGATCTGTACCTTGGTATCTAATCAGAGAAAAAATTTATGCAGTTGTCACATATCAAAGTATAGCGGCAATAGAAAGTGTTTGTGTAGGAGTTCCTGCATTTACAACACAAAAGACAGCCGCTGATAGTGTAACATTGAAAGATTTAAGTAAAATAGAATCACCACTATATGCTGACCCTATGCAAGTCAAAAAATGGCAACATTGGTTGGCATATTGTCAATATCATTGGAAAGAATTAGGAACAGGTGAGGCTTGGAGAATAATGCAGAGGTACGGATTAACATGATAAAAGTTGTATCATATATGAAATGTATTCCTCCTGGAAACAAAAAGCCACAAAAACCTTTAATAATTAAAAACTTTATTGAAGGTGTAAATGCAGTTGGTGATAAAGGATTAGTGCTTAATACTTGGTCTATTGTAGATGCCGACGTGGCTGTTATTCAAGGCTTTACACATCAAGATTCACAAAAACATAGACATTTAATTTTACGTAAAGCAGTCTATGATAGACAGCAACAAAAAGGAAAAAGGACCGTAATTGTTGACAGTAGTTTATTTTTATTTGCAGATCCAACACAATCAAAGAATTATTTACGTTATGGATACGATGGAATATTTCCTAACACAGCAGAATATTGCTGGGATAAACCAGATCCAATGCGTTGGGAAGAGATAAAGAAAAATCTTAAAATTGATTTGCAACCATGGAGACTAGGAGGAGGAGCATACGTTCTAATATGTTGTCAAAGAGACGGCGGCTGGAGTATGCGAGGCACCAAAGTATTAGACTGGTTACTAATGGTTGTGCAATCTATAAGAAAAGTTTTGCCAAAAAAATTAATTAGAGTAAGATTTCATCCAGGTGACAAAAATACAGGTGCCCATATTGCCACACTTCGTAATTGGATAAACACAGGCAATAGAGATTTTTCAAACGTTGAAATAAGCGGTGCTAAAGATTTAAAAACTGAACTGGTTCATGCTCAAGCAGTGATTGGGCATAACAGCAGTCCAACAGTGGCGAGTGTAATCGAAGGGATTCCTACACTCGTTACTGACCCTGAACGTGCTCAAGCAAAAGATGTTTGTATGAAAAAATTTGAAGAATTAGACAATCCTCAAGCATATGATAGAGAACTTTGGATAAGAAGAATTGCACAAACACATTGGACTTTAGATGAAGTAAAACAAGGATTGGCTTGGAAACATATGAGGAAATATGTAAAATGATCACAGCAGTAACAACATTTCACAAAGAAGGTTTAGATTTGTATGGACAAAGATTTCTTAACAGTTTTGCTAAGAATGTAGACAAAGGAGTAAAACTTATTGTGTATGCAGAAGATTGTGAGCCTGTAAATCCTGATCAAACACAAATTACAATATTGCCTCAAACAAATCTTAAACAATTAGTAGAGTTTAAAAACAAATGGCGTAATGTTCCCAAAGCAAATGGTAAATGTCCTTTCCCAGAAAAGCGACCAAGAGATCACCATAAAGAATTTAAATGGGACGCAATAAGATTTGCAAATAAAACTTATGCGGTGTTTGAAACTTATAAGTCTGCTGATTCAAAATGGGTAGTATGGATAGACGCAGATACATTTGTGCATAGTCCTATATCATATAAACAATTTGAAGATTTACTACCAGATGATAAATGGATCACTTTTGTAGGTAGAGGACGTGGCACACAAACCTGGCCCGAGTGCGGTTTTTATGGATTGAATAGAACAAATAATACTTGTAAAAAATTTATGCAACAGTTTGAAAAGATGTACGAAGACGCTGACAAAGGCATCTTTACTTTAAATGAATGGCATGATAGTTTTGTGTTTGGTTATATTTTAAAAACACTTGCAAAATTAGATACATCATATTATGATTATTCTAAAAATATCTATGTTAAAACTGCAAAGACAGGCGGTGGTGGTCATCCTTTAATCAATTCCGAACTGGGAAAATACTTTGATCACATGAAAGGATCAAGAAAAACACAACGCAAGAGTGCTAGAAAAGATTTAATGCAACAACGAACAGAAAAATATTGGAATGAAATTTAGTTTGTTTACAAAAAATAGTGCTTTAGTCAGTCCTCCTATATGGGAAGCCGTATCAAAAGGACTTAAAACTTTAGGACATACTGTTGATGAAAACAATATGGATTGTGATGTGCCAGTGATATGGTCATTGCTATGGCATGGTAGAATGGCTCGCAATAAAGACATTTGGGAACATTTTAGAAAACAAAATAAAAATGTTTTAGTGATTGAAGTTGGTGGCATAAAAAGAAACACCACATGGAAAGTTGGATTAAATGGCATCAATCGAAAAGCAAATTTCGGAACCACAGATAATAATGATTCACGTGCAAAACAATTTAACATAAATGTAAAACCTTGGAGACAAAACGGTGAACACATTCTAATTTGTTTACAACATGACAAGAGTGAACAATGGAAAGATCAACCTGCATTAGATCAATATGTAAGAAACACTGTTACAGAAATTAGAAAATATACTGATAGAAAAATAATAGTAAGACCGCACCCTAGATGTCCTTTGTTAAATTTACCTGTGTTAGACAATGTGAGTTACGAAGTGCCTAAACAGATTACAAATACATATGATGATTTCGATTTAAATTTTACAAAAGCATGGGCAGTAGTCAGTCACAGTAGCAATCCTGGAATTCATGCTGTATTAAATGGGATACCTGCTTATGTTAGTGAGCAGAGTATTGCTTATGATGTAGCAAATAAAGATTTCAGCACCATCAATGAACCTTTGATGCCGGAAAGACAGCAATGGCTGAACAATTATGCAAATACAGAGTGGACCGTTGACGAAATTGCCCAAGGATTGCCCTTTTCTAGATTGACTTTTTAACCAAAATCCGTTATACTATTGATATGCAAACATATCCAATAGAGCAATGTTTAGAGATAATGGCTGGACTTGAGACTGGCCCAGTAGCAAAGTCGTTTGTAATTTTAGAAAGAGATAAGAAAATTTTAGTAGATATTGCAAAAAAAGTATTCAAAGGTAGTGCTTTGACCGACAAACAATACGAAGTTGTAAAACGTATTTTGGTCAACAGGTATGCTTCACAATTTAAATTAAGAGATATAGATATACAAAACAGTGCAAATATTTTACGTAAACCTATTCGACATTTAGATAGAACGAAATACATTAGAATAGAAGACGGTGGCGATTATCAAGACGGCATTTGGGGTGGATTTACACCATTAAAAATAATTGTAATAAGATTTCCATTTAACTTGATGTTAAGTAAATTAGTAGGCGATATTAAAAAATTATTTCCACATAAAGTTGGCAGATTCTATTCACAGAGAATAAAAGACAAATATCTTTTACCTTTTGATGAAAGAATTATACATAAACTTGTAGGAAGATTTAAAGGGAGAATAAAAGATATAGATCCTGTTTTGTTGAAAATTTATGATGAAGTCGAACACATTTTAAATAATCCTAATGACTATGTGCCAGGAATATATAATTATGAAATTAAAAATTCTAGCAAAGCAGTAACAACACATCATTTAAATAAGTTTGGTAAGCCTAGTGCAGATAATTTATTCTTATTCTACGATAGAAAAATAAAATTAGGACTAAAACATTTCGATACATTTGAAGTTGAAAAAAGTAAATCTAATCTATCTGTGTTGACTAAAAAAATTTTAGATAGAAAATATCCTATGATTAATATTGATTTAAAAAAATGGCAACTGAATCATCTAACTGAGTGCATTGATCAGTTACAAAGATATCCTTTATTAGTAATAGTAAGTATGCAAGATAAAAGAGCACTAGAGCAATTACAACAATTCCATACTCAATTTAAAAATTTAATAGATCCAAAAGACATATCAGTATTAGTAAGATTACCAAATAAAGGAACGGGGGCTGAATTTAATACCTACGTTAAAGATAATGGCATAAACAATTCACTTGCAAACACAACAAAAATAGTGTATATTAACAGTAAAAAGATACCTAAGCCTTTAGTACAATCTACTTGGCGTCCAGAATCAGTAATATGTTGCGATGGATCCAAAAACTATACAAAGGTAGATACTTTTTTGTATGAGTCTGATTTAGTTTTTAACATAAATGGTCAAACCAGTATGTTTTTAAACTTTTATGACACTGCTGAGACAATATGAGATGTAAAATTATAATAAATGATGAAGTCAATGTAAAAATTGATGGACTTCCTGTTGATGTAAGAAGAAAAATATCAAATAAAATGAAATGGCAAGTTCCGTATGCTAGATATTTGCCTCAATATAAGTTAGGTAGATGGGATGGTAAAGTTGGTTTCTTTGGTTTAGGTGGTAATGGTTATGTTAATCATTTAGATAAAATTTTACAAATAATTCATGAAGAAGGTATTGAAGTAGATTCAATTGATGACAAAAGACAGAAAACAGATTTAAATTTTAATTTAATAGACAAAGATTACTTTGCTAATAAACAATGGCCCAAAGGACATCAATGCGAAGGTCAAGCAATTGAATTAAGAGATTATCAAGTAGAAGTTGTAAATAATTTTTTACGTACACCACAAAGTTTACAAGAGGTTGCCACTGGTGCTGGTAAAACTATTATTACTGCTTGTTTATCAAGTTTATGTGAAAGCATAGGAAGAACAGTTGTAATAGTTCCAAATAAGTCACTTGTCACACAAACAGAAGAAGATTATAAAACTGTTGGACTAGACGTAGGTGTTTACTTTGGTGATAGAAAAGAGTTGAACAGAACACACACCATTTGCACGTGGCAAAGTCTAAATATTTTAGACAAGAGAGCAAAATCAGGAGACTCAGTACTAACACTAACAGAATTTTTAGATGGTGTTAAAGCAATAATCGTTGACGAAGTTCACCAAGCAAAAGCAGATGTGTTGAAAAAATTACTTACACATCATTTAAAAAATGCTCCTATCAGATGGGGACTAACCGGCACAGTGCCTAAAGAACAATTTGAATTTCAAAGCATATTGGCAAGTATCGGGCCCGTGGTTAATCAAATAAGTGCAAAAGAATTGCAAGACAAAGGAGTATTATCTAAATGTCATGTAAATGTTGTACAAATGCTTGACACTCCAGTTTATAAAAATTATCAAGAAGAACTGAAATATCTTACAACAAATCAAAAACGTTTAGAATATATTGCAAAACTAATTGAAAAAATAAGAGTCTCGGGCAATACACTTGTATTAATTGACAGACTAACAGCAGGAACAGAATTACAAAAATTGATAGACGGTAGTGTTTTTATACAGGGTGAAACAAAATTAGAAGAAAGAAAAGAGCAGTATGATGAAATAAGCAGTTCGGATGACAAAGTTATAATTGCAACATATGGTGTAGCATCAGTAGGTATTAATATTCCAAGAATATTTAATTTAGTATTAATAGAGCCAGGAAAGTCATTTGTAAGAGTAATACAGTCAATAGGACGTGGAATTCGTAAAGCAAAAGACAAAGACTTTGTACAAATTTGGGATATCACGTCAAGTTGTAAGTTTGCTAAAAGACATTTGACACATAGGAAAAAATTTTACAAAGAAGCAAATTATCCTTTTACATTAGAAAAGTTAGATTGGAATTAATATGAAAATAGGTGTAGCACAAATACCGGTAACGATGGATGCAAAAGTAAATTATGAAAGTATTTTAAAAGCCTGTGACTGGGCAGTAGCAAATGGTATAGATTATCTTATGACACCTGAAGCATCTGTGAGTGGATATGATGCTCCTAGTTTCACTGTCAACACTTGTCAAGACACTGAAGATGCGGTAAAAAAATTACAAGAATATTGTAGTAAAAATAGTTTAGGATTAATTTTAGGAACATTGTGGTTGGATGAAAAAGATAAAAGACATAATTTTGTTTTTGGTAAAAAAACAAACCAATTACGTTTTATTAACCAACAAGGTGAACACATTGGAACTATTTGTAAGAGATATATTGTACACTATGACACTGGTTGTCAGCCAGGCGAGCCGGGAGTTGTAGTAGAACTTACAAACAAAAATGAAAAATTTAAAGTTGGTGCAATGATTTGTAATGATCTAGTAGGAAATTATTGGGACGGCACTGAAAATCTTGTAAAAGCATATTCAGATAAAGGTGTACAAGCCATACTCCATGCCAGTAATGCTGACAAAGATTTATTTCCTTACATTCAACAAGCACACGATGATTGGCATCTGTCTTGCATTAAAATGATGTCATATGCTTCAAACGTTCCATTAATTACCGTGGACAATCCATGGAGTACCGACGGCAGAGATAATAAAAAAGGAGCGTCAATGCCATCAGGAGTATTTTTACCTTTCGAAACTTTATATAAGGCACCCAAACAAGGCACACAGTATTTTTGGTATGATACCAATACAAACAAAACAGGATTTGGAGAACAAAAATGAGAATACTAACAGTGGACAATTTGTCCTACAATTTAGATAAGTTGCCGGAAACAGTATCGGAAGATATGGCTTTTTCTGTTTTAGACAACAGTAATCCTAAAGAGCCAGACTTTTTCTTTATACCTTTAATTTACATTGAATCTTTTAGTGCACCAGCAATAGTGCTAGACATCGGAGGCAAAGAAATTACTATGCCATTAGATTGGAGCATAGCAGTTGGAGATAAAGAAGACAGTAATACTGTTGAAGTTGTGCCTTTAACCAGCATAGCAGATAGAGGATTTTCAGCATTTATTTTTAATCCATTAAGCAGTTTTAAAGCAGACTTTGAAGAAGTAAATGTTGTAAATTTTTATAATGAAGTAAAATGGTACTTTCCGAAAATGAAAAATAATCAATTGATCAGTACACCTTTAACAAATGGAAAACAACCAGATTGTGCTTTCTTTGTTAAAGATATTTCAAGACAGTGTGAAAGTATTGAATACACGCAGTTGTTATAATGGCAAAAAAGAAAAAAGAAGAACAAATGATTTTTACCTCTCCCGATGGTGGTGAAACCGTTTATGGAGAACCAATCGGTGGTAAAGGTCCAAAGGTATTAATTTCCAAAAGCAACAAAGCAACAATAGAAGAAGAGTGTCAAAATCGACAGTTTTTTGTAACTGAACGTGCTGTAGAAATGTGTTTGGCACATAAAGGCTTGCAAAAAGCATGGGAAAAGTATACAATGTTATTAGAATTATATGGCTACGAAGATTAACAAATTACCTTTGAAAGATGTACTTGCGGCAATTGACATGAACGCAAAGAACGTTTGGGAAGATTTATCAGATGATGAAAGAAAGCAAGTTAGTTTCTACTTGTTGAATAGATATGCAAGTGCTATAAAAGGTAGTCAACAGGACAAAGAATTACAAATACTGAAAACAAATCAATATTATAATAAGCACTTCTTTACACTAACAAAACACAAAAAACTTTTATGGTATCTACTTTGCATGACTGCAAGTTCTAAGAAAAATATTAGGTATCATGAATGGATAGGATATAAATTTAAAGAGTCCGGCGGCAATGCCAAAACAACAAAATTTTTAGAAAAACTATATCCTACAATGAAGCCAGATGAAATAAAATTACTTGTTGCTATAAATGACGCAAAAGAAATAAAACAATTAGCAAAAGACTTTGGAATGACTCCGGAGCAGATTAAAAAGCAATTATGATAGAAAAATTATACACTTGTCCATATTGTAGTGCTAAATTTACTAAAGAAAAAACTTTATCAGTTCATATGTGCGAACAAAAAAGAAGGTTCTTACAAAAAGACGAACGAAGAGTACAATTAGGTTATCAAACTTTTGTAAGATTTTATGAACTGTGTCAAAAAGCATCTAAAACCAAAACATATGAAGAGTTTTGCAAAAGTCCATATTATACAGCATTTGTAAAATTTGGAAGTTTTATCAGCAATGTTAAGCCGTTGTATCCTAGCAAATACATTGATTACGTTGTCACAAGCGGAGTAAAATTAGACCACTGGTGTAGAGAAGAATTGTATCAAAAGTATGCAATAGATTTAATCTTACGTGAAAAGGTTGAAACAGCAATGGAAAGATCAATCAAAACTATGATGGATTGGGGAGATGAAAAAGAAGCCACTTGGAGTGATTACTTTCGTTATGCAAGTCTAAATAGAGCAGTAATGGATATTAAAGATGGCAAAATAAGTCCTTGGTTAATATTAAATTGTAAGAGCGGAAAACAAATGATGAATAGATTTAACAATGAACAACTACAAATTGTGTATCCTATAATGGATCCTAATCATTGGGCATTAAGATTTAAGCGATTACCAGCAGATATTGAAATGGTAAAAGAAATAACAAAAGAGGCAAGAATATGATAAAAGAAAATAATGTTGTACCTTTATTTGGTATACCTTTGTGTCAAACGCAAATTAAACCATATGAAGAAAGTGAAAAATTTATCAAAGAAAAATTAGATTATGAATTACGTTCACACAAAGTATCATACATTTCAAAAGATGATTATGTGTTAGATAAAGATAACTTATTGCCGTTAAAAACAGAAATTTTACAGCAAGTAAGTGAATTCATGCACGGATATTTAGATGTGCATGAAAAACATAAATTTGTTTTAACAACAAGTTGGTGTAACAAATACGAACAAAATCAATACATACAGGAGCATTATCACAGTAATAGTTTAATCTCTGGTGTTTTGTTTTTAACAGATTGTAAAGACACATCTAACATAGTATTTCACAAAGATAAGAGTCATACAAATATTTTTACTGATACTGTAAGACTAGATCACAAAGAACAATTTGATTTCACAAACAAAAGAAGTTATTTGTATCATCAAACAAGGATGGCAGTTTGTCCGAAGAAATGGGACTTGATGTTGTTTCCTAGTTTTTTAAACCACAGTGTTGAAATTAATGCGAGTCCAACTGATTTAAGATACACATTGTCCTTTAACACATGGGTAGAAGGTGAAGTTGGTGGAGGTCACAGTAAGTTAAAATTATGATAGATTTAACAATAGGTGCTGATCACAGAGGTATGGAACTAAAGGATAAAGTTTCCAAATGGATATGTCCTATTGACGAGTGCATGGACGATATTGTTACGTTCCATGACATAGGCATATATGAAAATAAGAGAACAGATTATAACGACATAGCCAAAAAAGCCTGCGGAGGTTTAGATAAAGATGATAGGGTAATTTTATTTTGTGGCAGTGGTTTTGGTATGGCAATACAGGCAAATAGATTCAAAGGTGCAAGAGCGGTAGTGTGTTTTGATATATTTGATGTGGAACAGGCTAGACAACATAACGATATGAATGTATTATGTATTGGTGCAGACTACGTAGATTTTGAAACAGCAAAATATATGATAGAGGCATTTTTTAAAACTAAATTTTTAAAAGGTAGACACACAAGAAGGGTAAAAAAATTAGATGCTTGAAATGTATTACGTAAGAAAACTTTTTACTAAAAAAATATTACTTGGTATTGTAAGTATTGGTGGATTTATATATCTACTTGCAGTGCTTTTAAATTTTTTACAAGGAACAATATAATGCCTGATGTAGACATAGACTTTGCAGATAGAACAATTTTGTTAGACAAATTAAAACATAGGATAGCAAAATTAGATACAGATAAGAAACACAACACAGGTGTTTACTTCACAGAAGTTCCGCATGATCCAGCAACAAATATGGCAACAATAGATTATGAAACTGCTGAAGATAGAAATTATTTTAAAATAGATTGCTTGAACGTAAGCATCTACAAAGATATTAAAGATGATGATCATCTTAAACAATTAATGAACAAGCAACCTATGTGGGAGTTGCTAGAAGCCAAAGACTTTAGCGACAAAGTGTTTCATTTAAATGGTCATTCAGAAATATTAAGAAAGTTGAAACCAAAAAGCATTGAACAACTAGCGGCAGTGTTGGCAATTATAAGACCTAGCAAAAGGTATTTGTTAAATGAAACTTGGAATAAAATTATGCAAGAAGTTTGGGTGAAACCATCTGATGACAAATATTTTTTTAAAAAGTCCCACGCAACGTCCTATGCTGTTGCAGTAGTTGTTCATATGAATTTAATTTGTGAGCAATTGAAAAATGAAAAGTAAAGCAAGAAGAAGTTTAGCAAAAACACTATCATGGCGTATCCTAGCAACAAGTGATACGTTTCTTATTTCGTGGTTTATCACCGGAACAATAAGTATGGCTGGAGCCATAGCAGGTATAGAAGTAATAACAAAAATGTTTTTGTATTACGGACACGAAAGAGTTTGGAATAAAATTAGATGGGGTAAAGACAAAACAGATCACCCAACATATGTCTTTCCATACGAAGATTGGAAAGTTAAAAGAGTAAAAAATTACCTTGATAAAAAAGGCAATAAGCGTCTAGCAAAACTTTTATTTGATTGATTACTTAGGCTTACGTACTAATTGAACCGACTTACGTTTACTGCGTTTCATGGCTAAATTTGCAAGGCTTGTTACTGGACCTAATTTAACAGATACATCTTTTGTATTCATAATCATCAACACATTTCTAAATTTTTCCATTTCCTGCCTCAAAAATATACCAATCGGAATCATTCTATTGGACTCATGCCACCATGTGTTACCCAGTTCAAGAAATGCTTCTTTTAGTTTAGAATGTATGTCTGTGTATATGTACATACTGGTAATTGCGTTGTCCTGATTGTTTATAACTCCCACATACTCCTGTCCTCCGTATTCTACTACGGATATAAATGGAAAGTTCTTTTCTATGTCGTCTAACAGCATTCTTAAACCAATAAATACATTAAAATTATTAAAGATTATGCAACTTGTGCCAAAATATTTATTAAATAACAGTATAAGCCTGACAGCGAATCTGGCTGGCGAAGTAACGGAGTATAGAACTGTGTATCAAAGAAATATCAATGTATATCGTGGAATAGACACATCGATTCAATTTAATGTGCTGAATGCGGATCAAAAGCCTGTCAGCATACTGAACACCTACACACCTAAATTTAAATTATATGATGAAAACAATAGGTTAATAGTTGAAAGAGACGGCACAGTGCTGGAAACATCAACTCCAAGCAAAGTTGGACATTTTACAATTACAATCAGCGAAAACGACCTATTAAACATTCCATCACAGTACCTTTCATACTCAGTATTTTTACACAAAACAGGTGATAACTCAAAAACTATTTTACATTCAGGAACAAACTTTGACGCTAAAGGAACTATTTTTGTTTCAAAAGATGAGTTTCCAGGTCCTTTAGATTCCACTTCAGTTACAACCTTTACACAGGATCAAGGAGCATCTGATATATTCTATTCTGAAAATATTCCTGCTCAACCAGCCATAAATGGTAATTCAGCACTTCACACTGTTGCTTATTATTTGGATGGTGCAGAAGGTAACATAGTAATACAAGGTACTTTAGAAAACCGTCCAACTGTATCAACATTTTGGGTGGACATAGATACTTTCACAGCAACAAGTTCGGACACTTTGAAATATGTCAATTTCAATGGTGTGTACAGCAACTTAAGAATCAAACACACTAGCACAATTCAAGTGAACAATGTGTTTCAAAATAAAATTACCAAAGTTTTAGTTCGAAATTAATTGACTTTTTGACCAAAAGGTTATATTATTAATGCATGAACATTGTCTTTGATGCATTACAAATTTACTTGCCTGCAAAACGGAAACAAACACCAAGTGGCTGGTTGGCTTTTAATGCTCCATGTTGTGAGCATAATGGTACAACTCCTGACACAAGACAAAGAGGTGGATTGATTGCAAATGCAGAAGAAGGTGTAAGTTATCATTGTTTCAACTGTGGATTCAAAACAAGTTGGCGTATAGGCAGAAACATTTCTTACAAAATGAAAAAGTTTATGCGATGGCTAAATGTTCCAGATGATGTGATTACAAAATTGGCACTTCAGGCACTGCAAACAAAAACTGATACAGTTGGATACAAATCAATTATAAGTTTACCTAAGTTTGAAACAAAAGAACTTCCAGCAAAGTCCAAGCCTATACATGAATGGGCAACATACAAAGAATTAGAACCAAGTGGTATGGATCCTAACTTGTTTAAGGTGCTGTCATATATCATGGAAAGAAAAATGACTCTAAATGACTATGAATTTTATTGGAGTCCAGAAGTAGGCTTTAAAGACAGATTAATTATTCCTTTCTATTATAGAGAAAAAATTGTAGGGTACACAGCAAGAAAAACAGTTGAAAGCAAAGTTAAGTATCTATCAGAACAACAACCAGGGTATGTGTTTAACATTGATGAACAAAATGATGACAGAAAATATGTTGTTGCTGTTGAAGGGCCAATTGATGCTATTGCTATTGATGGTGTTGCACTGCTAGGCAGTGAAGTCAAAGAACAACAAACAGCATTGTTGAACAGTTTAGGCAAACACGTAATAGTTGTTCCTGACAGAGATGAAGCAGGTCAAAAATTAGTGCATGACAGTATTGAAGCAGGCTGGAGTGTAAGTATGCCTGATTGGAGCCAAGATATCAAAGATGTTAATGATGCCGTGCGTAAATATGGTAGACTGTACACTTTATACACAATAGTGAAGAATGCTGAAGAGTCACAACTAAAAATCAAACTGAGGATGAAAAAATGGTTCGCGTAAAAGAATTATTAAAAAAGGTTTACTATTTTGTAACCTCTCCTATTAGAAAACTTGTTAATTACATCAAATACAAGAAAAAAATAAGAGAATTACAAAAGAGAGATCCGTTTATATACAAATAGGAGAAAAATGATAGTTTGGGGAGTAACAGGAAACAATCACGATGCCAGTCTTGCCGTGATGGAGTGGAGAGTAGCAGGACTTACAGATCACTATAATTTAAAATTAAAATGGGCAGGAATGTCTAAAGACTTCAGCGGTATACCTGGAGACCCTACACTTTGTCCTAAACTTATGGCAGAAGTAAGATCAAATCCTAAATGGGCCTTTCCTGCAAAAATATATTTCTATGAAAAACCTTTCAAAAAAACTATGCGCCAACTTATTGCAGGTCAAGGATGGAAGTGGAAAGAAAATAACATTAAAAAATTTTTAGGTAAAGCAGGCATTCACCATGTGCCAATAGAATATGTTAATCATCATGAAAGTCATGCCGCATATGGATACTACACTTCTCCATATAGAGATGCCGCAGTTGTTGTTTTAGACAGCATAGGAGAGTTTGAAACTTTTACAATATGGCATGGACATGGTGGAAAACTAGAAAAGAAATACACACAAAATTATCCGCACAGCATTGGTTTATTTTATTCAGCAATGACTCAAAGGGTTGGTCTCAAAGCAAATGCAGAGGAACACAAATTCGAACAACTTGCTAAAAAAGGTAAGTGGAGAAAATATTACAGAATGTTTATGGAAGAATTAATTGATACAAGAATGCCTTTCAAAACGCGAGTTAATTTACATAGAGGTTGCAACTGGTGGAGACCAGAATTAAACACAGAACAAGATTTGGCTGACATTGCCGCAACTACACAACATATTTTTGAACAAGTATTAATGTGTGCAAGTTCATGGATACAGATGAATATCAACACATCAAATATTATTTTGGTAGGTGGTTGTGCGTTGAATAAAACAGCAGTAGGCAAATTAGAAAATGTTTGGGATGACATATGGGTTCCAAAAAATCCTGGCGACCCTGGTAGTTGCATAGGTGCTGTACTTGCCAAATATCACAAGCACATTGACAATTCAAACGAAATGTGGTATAATAAGGAACATGGCAAAACAGAATAAAGATTATGGATATGACATACAAAAGTTGTATCTAGAAATGATGTTACAGAACGCAGAAACATTCGTGCGTTGCCAATCTATATTTGATCATTCATTGTTTGATAGAAAACTTCAAGACACAGCACAATTCATAAACAAATATGTGACTGATTATAATCAGTTGCCAACGTATGATATTGTTAATAAATCTTGCAATGTGGATCTAAAACATACTGAACAACTTACAGAAGAACATTTCGACTGGTTACTAAATGACTTTGAAACTTTTGTTAGACATAAAAGTTTAGAAAGAGCAATATTAAAATCTGCTGATATGCTTGAAAAAGGTGAATATGGTCCAGTTGAAGATTTGGTCAAAAAGGCAGTGCAGATTGGATTACACAAAGATATAGGAACAGATTACTTTGCAGATCCTAAAGCAAGATTAATGGGATTGAAAAATCAAAATGGTCAAGTCAGCACAGGTTGGGCAACACTAGATAAAAGATTGTTTGGTGGATTCAACAAAGGTGAATTGAATATTTTTGCAGGAGGATCAGGTGCAGGTAAGTCTTTGTTCCTTGCAAACTTAGGTTGCAACTGGGTATTGAATGGAATGAATGTTGCGTACATCACTTTTGAATTAAGCGAACCACTTGTAAGTATGAGGGTAGATTCTATGTTGACAGATGTTCCAACAAAAGAAATATTCAAAGACTTAGATGGTGTAGAAATGAAAGTTAAATTACTTGGTAAAAAGTCAGGTAAGTTTCAAATAAAATATATGCCAAGTGGTAAAACTACAAATGATTTAAGAAGTTATATTAAAGAATATGAAATTAAAACAGGCACAAAACTAGATGTTGTGCTAGTTGATTATCTAGATTTAATGATGCCAATGAATAAAAAAGTAAGTCCAAGTGATTTATTTGTAAAAGATAAATTTGTTTCAGAAGAATTAAGAAACTTGGCTATGGAATTGAATGTAATATTTGTAACAGCATCACAGTTGAACAGAGGTGCAGTAGAAGAAATAGAGTTTGATCATTCGCACATAGCAGGTGGTTTAAGTAAAATACAAACTGCTGACAACGTGTTTGGTATATTCACAAGTAGAGCAATGAGAGAACGTGGCAGATATCAAATACAATTAATGAAAACAAGAAGTTCTAGTGGTGTTGGTATGAAAATTGATTTAGAATTTGATGTAGACAGTTTGCGTATTAGAGACTTAGGTGATGATGCAGAATATCAAGAGTTTGACAAACGTAAAAGCACAATCTATAATTCATTAAAACAAACTTCCACAATCACTGAAGATGCATCTGCTCCAAAAGAAATTACTCCACCTGATCCAAGAAAAGGTGACACAGTAGGCAGAGTAAACACTGACAACACAGATCAGACTAAATTAAGGGACTTCTTAAAGAACCTTGATGAAAATGAATAAAACATATTCAAGAGTAGTTGTTCCAAAAGATTTAGACACAGGAACGTCAACAGAAACTTCCACATGGATTGCAAAAAATATTTCGCGTAAATTTTATCTGCCTATGGTTGTAAGTGCAGATACTGATATTGAAAAGGATGATCTGGTTATACTCGGTGGAGTTGGTGGGCATGACGATCCAAGGATACATCAAAAATTAGAAGCAAAAGGCATAGATTATATTAATGTTGAAAAAGGTTATTGTAATTGGTGGAAACCAAAATTTTGGCGGATTTGTTTTAACGAAAATCAAGTTACTAAAATTAAACAAGGATTTGATAACACAAGATTTAATAAATTTAATATGCCAATTAAAAAATGGCAAAAGGGTGAACAAGTATACATTGTTGCTCCTAGCCAAAATGGATTGGATTTTTATGGAATTAAAAAGTCTGTTGACGAATGGATAGCAGAAGTAGAAACTGAAGTTAAGAAATATACCAATAGACCTATAAAGATAAGAAAAAAAGGAAACAAGAAGTCTAGAGGTTCACGAGGTTTTTGTGATTCTTTAGACAACATTTATTGCGTAATTAGTTTACACACCATGGCTGTAACAGAAGCATTAAGAGAAGGAGTGCCTGTGATATCTTTAGTCCCTGGTGTGCTAAAAGATTATAGTGTAGACAATATTTCAAAAATAAATGATTTATATTATCCTTCAGATTTAGAAAGACAAAAAGTTTTTAATTGTTTAAGTAGTATTCAATGGAGTTCAGAAGAACTAGGTAATGGCACATTCCTTGCACCTTTCATGGCATATTACGGCTTAAACATTTTACCAAAATCATAAATCCAATAATTTTTTAAACATAAATATTGTTTTAGGCAAAGAGGCAAACAATGAAAGATTTAGAAAATATACAAAGGCTCACTGAACGTTTTAAAAGGCAAATGCCCAACGATGAAGTGTACCAACAAAGACTCGCAGAAGAATTTGAATTAATATTAAAACAAAGATTCACAGAATACTTCTTAAAAATTTGCGATATCATAGACATAACACAAGACATAAAACACATGACAAGAGGTTCAGCAGGATCATCTCTTGTGTGCTACTTGTTAGGAATAACTGATGTAGATCCAGTTAAATGGAATATACCTGTTGCACGTTTCTTAAATCCACTGCGTGATGATTTACCAGATGTAGATATAGACTTTGAACATTGGCGACAAAAAGATGTAATGGAACGTATCTTTAAAAAATGGCCCGGCAAGACTGCACGTATTTCAAATTATGTAACTTATCAACCTAAATCAGCAAAACGTGAAGCGGCAAAACGTTTAGGCGTAAAAGGAAACCTGCCACGTAATTTTAAATATGAAGATTATGATATAGATCCTAAAGAAGCAAAACGTATTGAACAAAAACTATTAGGCAAAAAACGTTGCATATCAAAACATTGTGGTGGTATAATAATGTTTGATCGACAACTGCCTAAAAGTTTAATCAGTGAAGACAATCAAATATTATTAGACAAATACGAAGTAGAAGACTTAGAACATTTAAAAGTTGACATACTTGCTAATAGAGGATTAAGTCAATTATTAGAAATAGATCCTGATAGAAATTTAACAGACTATCCTGAAGAAGATGAAGCAACAGCCAATCTTCTACGCAGAGGAGATGTGTTAGGAGTTACACAAGGAGAGTCACCTGCTATGCGTAGACTGTTTAGAGCAATACAACCTAAAAGTGTATATGATTGTGTGTTTGCAACAGCCATGATAAGACCTGTGGCACTAACAGGAAGACAAAAAGCATCAATGTTTAATGACTGGACAAAAGACGGAGTACAAGATAGTATTGTGTTCGAAGATGATGCTATCGAAATTATTTCTGAAATTATAGGTATTGATATGTATGAAGCAGATATGTATCGCAGAGCATTTGCAAAAAAGAAAGATGAAAAAATTTTAGAGTTTGTAGAAAAATTAGGCAATCATCCTAAGAAGCAAGAAGCAATAGATACACTGATGACTCTTTCAGGATTTGGATTGTGTAGGGCACACGCAGTAAATCTTGGAAGATTAATTTGGGCACTAGCATATCAGAAAGCACACAATCCTCAAAAATTTTGGGAGGCTTGTTTAAAACACTGTGAAGGTTCATACAGACGTTGGGTATACAACACAGAAGCACAGAGAGTTGGTGTAGACAATGAACCTGGTTGGTGGAGAAGAGGATTCATACCTAAGTGTAAAGTTGCAACGCAGTATTTAGATTATGTAGAGTTTGCAGGAGTGGTCGCTAATGGTAGAGTGTTCAGAGGCAAAAACGGCAAGTACGTAACATTTGTAACACTTGGAATAGGTCCAGGAGAATACATAGACATCACAGTTAAAAAGCCTTTCAGTCATAGAGATGGTGATATCATATCAGGTAGAGGCAAAGTTAAACATCATAACAATTCAGACTATGTGGAGTGTGCAGATGTGCAACTTCATTCATTCCAGCAGTGGTTAGAAACCTGATATATACAGTATGGCTATTAAACAAGATCTACTAAAATTTATTGAGGAAGATGTTCTCACTGTTTTTAATCAATGCAACAATTTAAAAATGTTAGAGTATGGTGATCAAATAATAAGACCCAATGTCAGACCAGCAAAAGAATATTGGATTGAAAAAGGATTTGATCATACTTCGATTGATTTAAACGGAAAACGTGGAGCAGTAGTTAAAGACTTATCAGTTTTTAACGATTTTACAGATTGGGGTAATTTATTTGATGTTGTATATAATATAGGAACAACAGAGCACGTAGAACCATTTGACGCACAATATACTTGTTTTAAAATAGCAGATCATTGTTGTAAAACAAATGGAATTATGATTCATGGTGTACCTGAAATTAATAAACATGATAAAGAAAATCTTTTTAGAAAACACTGTCATTATTATTACAGTGAAAATTTTTTCGATACTTTAATAAAAGAAAGCAATTATAAATTAATACGCAAAACATATACAGAACAGCACTTAATATACTATGCATTCCAAAAAACGGAACAAAGTAAATTTATGGACAACAAACAATTATTTCTATCCAACATAGCAATACGAAACCAGCGTATTAAATTTTCAAACGATAACAACTACATTCATCAGAAGAAAGCCTAAGGCGGAAAGCCAATTTTCCGCGAAGCGGTAACGCAGATTTTTAAACCGCGAAGCGGACAGCAAAGCGATTCGGTAAGCAGGTTTTTATATGATTTTTCTTTTGACGCCTGAACGTTTCACGTCCAATGTGCTACAATGTATACCACCATCCCAAAACAAATAATGGCGCTGTTCCACTACGTGGCAGTCTATATGCAAGGACTTCAGTTTTGCAAACAGTTTGGGTATGTGTCTAGCAAACACAATGTTATTTCTGTCTATCACCAACACATTGAGATCAAAGCAAACTTCTTGACTGTAACCTCTCCAGTTGTCCAAGTACTTGTCTAACCATGCAACATCCATTTTGTTTTTGGCTTCTGCATAATCCTGCACATATCTATCCATCTTTAATTCAGGCAAACAGTCACTGACGTCTATTAATTTTTTGTTGCGTAGACACTCTGGTACCCAATCAATGCCTGCGTGTATCACTGTGTCATCATCTATCATTATAAAGCCGTGGTCAATGTGTCCAAATCCATTGAAGCGTGTGCCTTGATTTGTGTGAAACTTGTAGTCACTCAATTCACGTCTGCACCATTCCAATCCTGTCATAGATCCGGGACCTTCTTGATTAACAATAAAGGCATCTCCTGCCTTGTACATTGTGGCAGTGTGCCACAACACTCTGTCCCATAATTTTTCTTTGTAGGTTTTATCATTCACAAACCAATCATCCTCTGTGTTTAGATTCTGTAGCATGGGTGCTGGCTGACTGATCCAACGGTATCCTTCCTTGAACATTTTTTCAAATATAGGATAGTAACTGATAGCATCAAAGTATCTGTCTGTGTAACTGGTGTATGTCTGTATGATTGTGTTGCCCATCACCATCAGTGCATCTCTTGGCACCACAGGTGCTATTGGCAGTTTGATATCAAACTGAGGCATCTTCACACTGTCATAATTGTGTATGTGAGGACGATGCACTTCAACTTTTCCCTGCTTGAGAAAGTCTGCCAGACTGTCTAGATCCTGCTTGGTGTCTTCTAATATTTTGTTAAACTGTGTGATGTTGCCTTCAGTCAACAAGTGATCCACATCTCCAGGAGCATATGTGTCTCCCACTATTACAGATTGTAATGGATCATATTCTGTGTAGATCATTTCACATACTCCTTGGCAATAAAAATCTGTATGCTGTGCCTCATCACATCCGGATTGGTTATCTGTGTGACTGCGTGTGGATAATCCATTGGATTTATTATCAATCTGTTCTGTATGGGTTCCACAAACTCTCCTCTGTTGCTGTCCCAAGTCTGTTTCCATGCAAACAATCCACCGTCGTTGTATTTCCAGTCGTCGTTCATAAAGAACGATATGCCCACATAATCTATCTCGTCGCTGTGCCAGTCGCTCAATCTATCGCAATGGAAATGACTGTAATATGGTGCCTTCATCCTGTGGTATGTCATTTCGTACTTGGGTTCCAGCCAATTGATTCTGCACACATCCTGATTGACCAGTTCGGTCATAAACAGAGTTTTTGCTTCGCCCTCTATGGCAAATCTATCGCAATTCTGTAAACCTTGATGATCCTCTTCGTCCCTTGGACATTCCAAAGGTGTCTTCAACTGTTGCAGATGATTCCACAAATCAGTGTAGACTTCTGCTGGTAAAAAATTATCTATTACTTTCATTTAACCTGTTCCTTGAGTACATCAAAATATTCTTCTGTGGCATTGATAGGTATGATAAAGAATCTATGATCGTCTCCACGACGTATGTCAAAGTGTGTGCCAAACTGTCCCACGATGTCATAGCCTGCCTGCTCAAAAATTTCTTTTGCTGTCAACACAATCCTGCTGTGTTCTTCCATTGGCTTCTCGTCATTGAGTATTTCTAAATATTTGATACAACTTAGGATACCTGCCAAACTAAAATTGTATGTGAAGCCATGTTCCCAATTGAAATTGTTGGGCAGTGCTTCTGCAATCTTTGGTCCATACATTGTAGCACTCAGCGGAAAAAATCCTGCTGTGATGGCTTTGCCCATTGTGAATATATCGGGCATGACAGGCAAATTACGCCAACCGACGAACGTACCTGTCTTGCCTCCCCCTATAAAGATGTCATCTAAGATTAACACAACACCACTGTGTTGTATTTGCGTAATCTTGTTCCAGAACTCATCCGTGTTGGGTCTGAGTTGTTGACCGTAGGAACAAGTTTCTACCATGATGCACATCACTTCGTCCCAGTTGACACTGGAAGGATCGAAGTCTCTTTTTAATCGGATCACTTCATTGTACGGTTTCATTGTGTACAAAGGATCCTCAAACAAACTGTCACCCATGTTGTAGTTCAAGAATGTACTGCCATGATAACTGTTTTCAAAACAAATAATCTTGGTCCTCTTGTTTTGTCCAATTGTCTTCTGATAGGCAGATGCCAGTTTGATTGCTCCTTCATTGGCATCACTGCCACTGAGAGCAAAAATATTTTTATATCCAGTCATGCTGTGTAGAGTGTCACTTAATTTATATGTTGCGTTGTTAAGATAGAGATCTTCATTTTTAACAATGCTTTCCGCTATCTCTGGCTTGACTTTTATATTATTAAACACATAATCCAATATGTCATCTCTTTGAAACCCTAAAACAAAACACCCGTAGTGCAACAACGGATCAATTATTTTTTTGCCATCTTTGATGTATCCATACTGCCAATTTGGTTTAGCCACACTGGTCAACTGTTGTTCACCTGGTATAAGTCCTTTTAGATGTTTCATATCAGTATAACCTCAATTTGATCATATGTTACTTCTTTACTGTTGTTAAAAACTTTTTTAGATTCTAATTTTATATTAACAATGTCATTGAGGTCCACATTGTGATTGCACTTAATAAGTTTGGTATTTCCTTCATGATATTCTTTTCCAATGTTGTACACATGGTCATTAATTTGTAATTGCACTTGATATTCATCGCTTAAATTTTCGCTACCTTCAACAAAATTATCACGTTTAATTGTTGTGTGAATCATATCTACCATTGGATTTAACACAAACTCCACACTGCATTTTTCTTTTGTTTTATCCATTGTG